TGCTCTGAAATCGCAGGCCCGTGGTACGGTCAGTTCGTTCGCGGTTCGAATCGCGAATTGATGGATCGCCGGCCTGTGAATGTGCTGTCGGAAATGGTGTATGCGTATCTCGCGCAGCTTGTCGGAAACCATGTCAAGACGAAGGTCTATTCAAAGACTCAGTTCTATCGCGGGCATGCGTTGCTCAAGCAGTATGCGTTGAATGATTTGGCTCGAGAAATCGATCTTGCGAAGATCTTTCGACTGACTGTTCTCGATGCGCTTACTGGCGGTGTCGGTATCGTTCGTGTCGGCAATCGCAGCGGACATGAGGAATGCCACATTGAGGGACAGGCGTTCGATATTGGTCAGATTTATGCGGCTCGAGTCGATCTTGATGAGTATTGCCGGGATCCGATGAGCCGAGAAGAAAGCGAAGATCGGTGGAGAGCGTATCGGTATCGTACTACCAGAGACATGGCGATTGAGCTGTGGCCAGAAATGCGTGACACCATCATGGCGGCTCCTCTTGTCAGAGACAACTTGATGACTTCCTACGACAGCGGACTCGAGGAGTTGTCTGGTGCGAGAGGCCGTCAGGATGAAACGAGCGATGTGATCGAACTGTGGGACTGGTTCGGTTATGAAAAAGGCAAGGTGCTGACATGCACGCTCGCGGGCAATGTTGTTGCGCTCAAGAAAATCAAGCCTGTTGCGGAATACGAGGGTTGGGAGGGCGGCCCGCTGCACATGCTGTCTTTCAGGCATATTCCTAATCAGGCGCAGCCGATTGCCATTTGCCAGCAGTTGCTCGACATCCACCTTGCGATGGCGAATACAAGCGCAAAGTTGGTCGATCAGATCATGTGTGCCAAGACCGCATATGTGACGCGAGCAGACGGCGAGCAGACGGCGCATGAGCTTCGCGATGCCCGCGATCAGGATGTCTTTATCGGCGATCCGACAGCGATTACTCCAATCGAAATCGGTGGAGGAATGCGTCAGTTGTTCGGTGCGTTTGACTGGTTGCGATCTGAGGCAAACAACGCAAGCGGTTCCGCAAGTCTTATTGCAGGACAGAGCGATGTGTCTAAAACAGCCACAGGCGCAACCTATATGGCCAATCAGGCCAATGTGCGATTGTCGGACATGAAAGGTGCTGTACAGAAGTTCATGTCACAAGTCATGACGCATTGCGCGTGGTACATGGACAATCATCCGAACCTGATCAAGACCTTCAAGCACAAGTTGCCCGGAACGCTCGGAACCATCGATATTCAGTATGACGATGCGGCCAAGGAAGGTGCATTCACTGAATTCATCTTTGACATCATTCCTGAAACGCAATCAAACATGGATCCCGCAATGAAACTTGCTCGAGTCGGGCAATTCATGCAGATGGCTCCTCCGTTCATTCAAATGGTGCAGCAGATGGGTGGCGATGTGCAAGCCGCAATGCAGCAGCTTGGTGAGATGTTCGATTGGCCAGAACTTGGCGAACTGTTCCCAACTCAGGAATACATGATGATGAACATCGCCATGGTCAATTCGTTCCCTGCGACAGCACAGAATGCGGCTCAACCGCAAGCACCGGGTGGTAATCCAATCGAGGCAGGGCGAATGGCTCCCGGTGCGGCTCCTGCTGAGGCGGGGCCTGCTCGAGGGCCGATCAATCAAACGAGAAGTGACATGGCGGCGACGATGCCGGCGGCTTCTCAGGGCTTCTGATAGGTAAAACACCCTATGCCGTTATACCCAATTGAGTGCGAAAAGTGCGGTTTCATGGGCGATGTGTTCTGTAGGGTTTCTGACCTAGACAGACAAAATAGGGTGAAATGCCCAGATTGCGGCGAAGCGTGTTCTCAGAATCTTGGCGCAAAAATTATTGCACCAGGAGGATCCGCCATTGCTTTCAGCGGAGAACGCCGGCACAGCGTCACCGAAGGGTTTCATAGCTCTGAGGTAGGCGAGGCCCGTCAGATGTTCGGCGCATACGGACATTGCATCAGAGATGACGGCTCGGTTTCATTTACGAACCGCGATGAACAACGCGGTTACATGCAGAAGAAATCAGATATTTACAAAAAGAATACTGAAGGCACAAATTAGTACATTCGCACCAATTTGCGTGTGTTTCTGTCAATGTAGACTTACATGCGTAAATTCGGAGATTCAGTCGTGGACAAAGAAGACGATGTGACCAACGAGCTTGATATTGATGACGGAACCATCATGGATTCCGACGATGTCGATCTCGAAGAGGAGCCGTCAGAAATCGAAGAATCCGAAGAATCCAACGAAATCGAAGAAGTCGAGGACGAGGACAAATCGGAAGAAGAAGATGAATCAGCCGAGGCGGAGGAAGAGAAGCCTGTTGCCGAGAAATCGGAAACCAAGGAAGAAACGCCGAAGCAACCGAATGAGCCAGATTGGAAGGCTGATTATGACTCGCTGGTAGATGAGTTCGGAGAAACAGCAGCCGCTCCGTTCAAGAAGATGTTTGAGCGCATGGAACTTCATGCAAGAGCATTGCAGGAAGTTGCCAGAGAGAAGTTGACCGAGAGAGAAGCAGCTGATCGCCGTCAGGCATTCGATGTGCTTGAAAAGCACGGAGTCGATCCTGACACATTCAGCGCGATCTACAAGGACGCTGTGGAGTACATGAACTTCCAGAAGTCTCGCGGCCAGCAGATCACCGGGCAGCAGGCGTTGGAGAAGGCCGCGCTGATGAACGGTCAGACGATGAAGAAGCAGGATAATGAGCGAGTCAAGAAAGCAGAACGGATGCAACGCCTGCGAAGCATCCCGCCGAAAGGCAAGACGAGTACGACGATTTTCAATTTCGATGATCCTGCGGAAGCCGATGGTACGGCTCCGCGTAGGAAATAACCCGTTCGTTTAACTTTTAGGGGTAACAACAATGCCCGGTTTGACACTTGCACAACTTCAGAACTTCCAGAACAGCAACCGTGCGAAGGTTCGCCGCGTAACTTTCGCGGAAACAGTCGCCCTTCAGGACTACGCGCTCCTGAATGAGTTCATCTATCGCAATCCGAAGACGAAGCCTGCGTCTGGTACGCGATATGAGGAGCGTATCCGTCTGCGCCAGAACAGCGGCGCGACTCGCGGCGTTGATCTCTATGAGACGACGAGCGCACAGAAGTCGCCTCCCGTGGCTGTTGCAGCCGCAAACTATGTGTTCTATGAGAACAAAGGTATCGTCTTCGATCTTCGCGAAGATGCGTTGAATGGTGGCGATGAAGCCATCATTCGTCACATGGATGCGGAGCGTTCGGCGAACTACGAAGATATCGCCAACAAGCTCGAGGCAGACCTTGCGACCACGCCGCTCAACAGCAGCGATACCAAGCACCTGATGGGCATTCCGACTTGGATTCGTCCGTCGATGGATGCCTCAGGCAACTTTGTCACCGATCTGACGGGTGGTTTCAACGGAACCTACATCCGTTACCTCAACGGATCGACCGCCACCGTCAGCGCAACTCTTGCCAACATCGATGCGTCGAATGTCGATAACGAGCGTTGGCGCAACTGGGTTGCGACCCGCCCGTCTGGCGATCTCACGCTTGCCACTTGCCAGACGATTCGTCGCGGCATGGAGCGTACCTCGTTCAAGGCGTTGCCGATGCTCAAGGGCGAGCAGACCACGACCGATGCTGTGATCTTCATGAGCCAGACTGACCACGATGTGTACAAGACCATCGTTGAATCTGGCCCGGATGATCGCAACGGAGATGTGTTCCCGTTCCGTGACTTCACGCTCGGACAGGCTCGCATCATTCGCTCGCCGATCTTTGATAACGATGCCATTCGTCCGATTTACTTCCTGCGCCTCTCGATGTTTAGCCTCATCAAGATGCCCGGTTTCTGGATGAAGGAAGGCCCGGCTCGCGAGAAGGATAACGCGCACAATGTCGTGTATATCCCGATTGATATCGCTGGTCAGTTGTTCTGCCACAATCCGCGTCACGCCGGCGGCGTTGTTCACGGATCGTTCTAATCAACATCATCCTCACCGATAAAGGAGTAAATCATGTCTTCTCAGAATGTTCAGTATCTCCCGCAGCACACCGAAATGACGGTTCGCTATACCGGGTATCAGTTTGACGATAGCACTTTGGTTGCCGCAGACCTTGC